CTTGTTGCATCTCCAGTTACTTGAACTACTTGGTTGTTGATTGCAGGTACAGGTAAGTCTGAAAAGTTTTGAACTTTATCTTTAACTACTTGTGACGCATCATCACCAAAACCATCTGAAGCTGTAACTTCTAATGTTCCACTAGCTTTAACTATAGAGAAACTCGAGTTTCCTATTTTTGTTAAAGTTAATCCTGATACTGTGCCAATTGCTGAAAAGACACCATCTCTAATTGCTTCACTATCTGTATTTGAAGATGTGAAATTAAATGTAGTGCTATCTATTGTAATTGAATATTTTGTAGAATTAACACCTTGTAAAATTGAATAAACTGCTTGTTCTATTTTAGCAGGTGAAGTTGTGCTATCCATTGCTGTAGCAGTATTCTTATTAACTATAAAAGTATAATCAGCTACCGTTACACAAACAAAATCATTTTTAGGATTTGAGCTAGATAAATAGTTTGTAGCATTAGTTTGATTAACTACTGATTTAGCTACTCCATTAATATCATAAACAGCTATAGCACCGTTTGTTAAAACTAATATGTATCTTTCTGTAGTGTCTCTATCAATCGTATGTATAAAAGCATTATTTAAAGAACTTGATGAAAGTTTTGCTACGTATTCTGTAGGTGGTCTTTTTTTTAATCCTTCTACTACTGAACTGTAACCGTTAATTTGTTCTGATGCTTGGCTAGTTAGTCGGAGAACTTCGGGTTGCTGTGATACTCCCTGTACTAAATTAGGAATAGAACGACTGACTAAAGCCATTAGTATACTCCGTTGTTTCTGACAACTGTGTATGCTTGTTCAGGTGTATCAAATATACTGTAATCACCTGTTTGTGCTTCTGCTTGTTTTAAAATCATTAATGCTTTTTGTTCATCTTCTACTGAAAATTTATGTAAAGTATTAGCACCTAATGTTCTGTCGTGAAAAATTCTTGCACTTCTAATAGTTATATATCTTTTAGCTTGTTCAGGTATTTCGTTAAAAGGTAATAGATATACAATTTTTACTTTTTCAAAATTAATATCAAAAGTGTCTTTGTTTTCTGCTAAATTATAAAGAAAGCTATCTCTTTGTACTATGTCGTACTGACCTTTTGAATATTTAAGTGGGTCTAACTCAACTCTAACTACATTAGTAGCTATTGGTAATTTATTATCTGTATCTCTAGCAAGAGTTACATTGGTATGTGTATTGAAGTGCCAACCTTGTGATTGAACTTCTCTAGCAACTTCAGATAAAACATTTTTAGCTATTGTACCATCTACAGGTAAACTTCCAGTCAAAGTATTTAATGGAGCTTCACCGATTGTACTTAAAATGGTATTAATAGCTTCTAGCTCTGTAGTTCTAGATTAGTCATTATGGTAAAAAGCTATTTAAGAAGTCGTCATACTTCTTTTTAATTTTTTCAATAAGTTTTCTAAATGGTTTGCAAAATTTGCACATAATTATTTCTCCTATTTTTAATCATAGGCGTGTTTCAGTCTCCCTCTACACGCCTATAATATTATTAATGATTACGCAGTTTTGATTGATACTGCACTTTCAGGTCTTAATATTCCTGAACCCATTAACATTCTACCTGTGATTAATGAACCAATTCTTCTTGGGTCATAAGTAGTTTCCATAACAAGGTCTTTTCTTTTTACTGTACCGATTGCACTTTTGTGCATTACAACAGCGTGGTAATTAGAAAAGTCTGAATTGTATGTGTTGTTAGTTCCTGAGATTGAAGCTGATAAATCAGTATTGTAAACTTCAGTTGCAGTATTAGATTTAACAATTGGAACTCCACCAATTGAAAGAACTGTACCTTTACCGAAATCTCCATTCTCTTTTGAGAAATCTCTGTTTACTAACTTGTCTACATTAGCTAATTGGTAGTATTGGTCAGGCGCAACGATACATACTCTACCTTCTGTCGGTACGTTATTTTCGTCTAGTTTTTGAATTGCTTCAAATACACTAGAGATTAAAGACGTAGCGTTAGTGTTACAGTCTGCATCTGTTATTTCTGCTCCAACATTTCCACCTGTTACGTTAGGTGTAGTTACCTTAGACGCTAATATAGCTAAAGATAAAAGGTGTTTATCAACTTTGTTAGAAAGAGCTGAAGCCATTTGTCTGCTGTACTCTGCTCTAACGTCATAGTGATTTTTTAACTCTTCTACTTCTGCTACGAAAACGTCAGCTAAAAGCATATCATCAAGATTGATGATTTTTTCGTTGTGTTTAATAGCTTGACCAGTAATCTCTGCACCTGCTGTATGGTAACTTGCTGTTACCGTACCTGTTACAGGAAATTGTGCTGACTTACCTTGATTGATTGTTCTAACTGTGGACATACCTAGCAATTGGTTTTCTCTTACAAATTGGCTAAGAACTTCATTAGAAAAAACTTTCAAGAAAAGAGCATCAGCAGTACTTGCTGAGTTTACCTGACCAATGCTTGATATTGTTGCATTACTCATATTATTTTTTCCTTATGTTTGTTTTTTATTGTTAAGTTCCTAACTACTCTCCATAATCAGAAGGTTATCAGTCGTAACTGGCAATCTTTTTTGAATTTGGTTAGCACCTCTCTAATGAGAGATGGTACTATTACTTAAATCTACTACCCATTATTTTCCAAAATTCTTCGTTAGTAAATTTTTTCTTACGTTTTTTTGTGCATTTACACTTCTTGCATTTGCATTTTTTACTTTTCTTAGTGTCCTTGTCCAACATAGGATTTAAAAACTCTACGTTTGTTTTTGTTCATTTTTTGTAGACTTGGCTTACGACCTATAGATGTTTTTCTGTTTCTACTATCTGTCTCAAAAAGTTCTTTTGCGAGAAGATTGTTCTTCTTCTTGGCCACCTATTAAGTTTTTCTAAAGCCTTTCTTCATATTGTCGTAGGCTTTCTTAGTAATCGTAGATTTCTTTTTACTTCTACTAATTCCTAATTTTTTTCTTCTGTTCATATTTTTATATAATGACATTATTTTTTCCCCTTTATGTTTTTAAGTGTAGACATTCCAAAACTTCCTGAAAATACAATCAAGACTGCCCACCAAAATTCAGTTGGTGCTGACTTTAAAATTTCAAAACCTTTCATCATTGCAGGTTGAGTGTACGGAAGAAATGTAAATGCAAATATTAAACAAATTAAGATTGTTAAAAGTTCATCTTTTATAGAATGTTCTTGTTGTCTTATTTGTTCTACTGAAACTGTCTTTACAGCTTCAATTTCTCTTGCTTTAATAATTTTATCTTTTTCCATTTTATGTTGGATACCACCGATAACTTTCTGTCCAATCATTCTAGTTAATGGATTTTTTAATAATGGTAATACAAAGTTAAGCATTTTTAGACCTATTAAATTTTTTAGTTGTTACTTTTAAATTAGATGAAGAATTATTATTTGGGTTGCCATCTTTGTGATGAATGTCTTTACCATTGATGGCACTCCCTAATTTTCTTTTCATTATTCTTCTAGCTAAATTTCTTTTAGCTCTATTCTTCTTTTGTTTATCTTTAGAATGATAATTTTTATATTCAGAAGAATAGTCTCTCATTATAGCGCTGTGCTTCTAGCTATTTTATCTTCAACCTTTTTTCTAAATGCAGGGTCAGTTGCATATCTTGGGTCATTCATAGCTTCAGTTATTTGTGCAACACTTTCAAAAGCATCTGCACTTATATTAACACTATCGCCATCAATCATTTGTTGTGGTTCTTTTGCTGATATACCTGCTCTTGTTGCTACAGCTTGAACAGCAAATTTAACTTGTTCAATACTTCCAGTATCTAAAGTGTCATTAAATGCTTTTTGTTCTGCATCAGATAAATTAGTTTTTGCAAACTCAATGGCTTTTGCATAATTTTCTTCACCACCAACAATATCGTGAACCATCTTAATTTCTTGTGTGGCAATAGCTTCTTGTCCTGCAATGTAACCATCTACTAAACCTTTATCTAAACCCATCTTTTCTAATTCTTTATAAGATTTTTCAGATAAACTTTAATTCGTTGCAAATTCTTCATAGAATTTATCTAGGCCTTGCGTTTGTTCTGATACTTGTTGAACTTCCTCTACTTCTGTAGATTGTTTTTTCTCTAGTTCAGAATATGCTTTGGCTAAATCTTCTGCATTTGCAAATTTTTCAGGCAACCATTCAGGTCTAGTTTCGTCAGTAGATTTTGTTGTATTGTCTACTTCACTAACCTTAACTTCTGTTTCAGAATTAGTTGCTTCTTGTGTCTTTGCTTGTTCTTCTAAAGATACATTATTATTTGTATCAGTAGTTAGTTCTTGTCTTTGTGTACTCATTTTACTCCTCTGTTGGGATTTCTAATTCCCCATTTTGATTTACAGTTGCACCCCCATCACTCAAACTTTGACCTGCTTTAGTCAAAACTCTTGGGTCTTGTAAGGCCTGTTGAAATTGAGCTTGTTGTTGGGCTTGTGCTTCTTGTTGTATTTGGTCTTGTGTTTTAATTAATCCACCTGTGTCTATGCCATTGGCTACAGCAAATTTCTTAATCGCATCATCAAGATTTATGAAACGAGCTAAAGTTTCAGCTCCGAGTGTGTTAGACAGGTCAGACATAAATTGAAGTAGTCTCAATCTATCTGATGCTCTGCCAAGTGCTTCCATTCCTACTATGATTTTAGTTTTAACTATTTCTTTTGGTAGGTCAGGAAGTAACTTTTGTTCCTTTAACATTGATAACTTTGTATTAATGTAAGGTAATTGAAATTCTGTTGTTAATATTCCGTACACTCCACCGAGTGCATCATTTAATTCATTAGCTATTAATTGTACTTCTGTAGCTGTAACTCTTTCAGCTTGTCTTTGTACTGAAGCATTTAATAAAAATGCAAATTGTAATCTTTGTTCTATTCTGCCCATCATTTCATAGGCAACTCTAAAATCATTAAACTTGTTTGCTTGTAAAACTGAAACATCACTAGCGTTACCTTCAATGATTGCTCCATTAGGAGCTTTAGCAACACTTGAAGCTCTAGTAGAACCATTAGGTGCAATCATAAATAACATTTTAGAAGAAGCACTACTGCCTTCTAAGATTGCTCTAGTTAATCCTTCAAGACTTCTAAGGTCACCTTCAAAAGTTTCGCAATGACCTCTTCCATAATTCATTCCGTCTATTCTATTAAATCTTAAAGCAATGAATGGAAGTTTATCTAAATCATAATATTGTTCAAAAACTTTTTGTTTTCCACACTCTTGGTGAACGTAAAATCTATCTTTCTCTCTGTAAACACAAGTATATAAATTAAGTGACTTCTGTTCTTCTTTAAGTTTATCACCAATTGTTTTTCTTAATTTTTCAGGAAGAGTATTAGGTGATATACCTTCTTTAATAATAATCTTTAATATCTTTCCTTGTGGGTCTCTCTTAACAACATAATTATTTAATGAATAAGTTCTTAAACCAGTATCAGATAATTTTAATAAAACATTACCACTAACAATTAAATGTTTAAGAGCTTCATAAACTGCTACTCTGTCATTATTAGTTTCAATGCTGTCCATTACAGCTTTTTCTATTTTAGCTAAACCTTGTTCGATTGTAGCTTTTTGCTGTGGGTCACCTTCAATTTGTTTATAAATTAATTCATCAACATCTAATCTAAAGAATGGTGCTTGTGGTGGAAACAAAGCTAACATTAGTTTACTAGCTAAATTTGTTACACCTCTAGAACCTACACTCTGATATGGTGTTGGATATTCAGTTGCTTCGTTAGAACCTTTAGGTGGATATAGATGTGGTATTGTAAGTTCTGCTACTCTTCTTGCTCTGTTTAAATAGATTTCTCTATCTAACTCCATCTTTGTATATTGACTTTCGACTAAAGACGCATCTTTAGCGACAAGTGAATTATCCAAATTGTATGATTGCATTACGCAGTTGGAAAGTTAAGACCACTTCCTGATAGACCTGAAGAAGTTAAAGGTATTCTTAAACTACCTCTTCCTCTTTTTTTACTAACTTTTGTGCTAGTTGCTGTTTCTATTGCTGACGCTGATTTTGCTTTTCTTGGAGCATCTCTTGTAGTTGTTGATTTGGCAACTACTGGTGGCGTTTCAGGAATAGGTTCAGGTGCAGGTGGTGGTGTTGGTGCTTTAAATGAACACATATCTACATCTCCTTTTGTAAGTTGTACTTTTCGATTAAATGTAAAACGACAGACCTTTGACCTGATTTGTAGAATATATCTCTCTCATTATCTTTAAGGTCTGCACATTTTTCAGGAAATAAACTGTCCAAATACTTTATTAGTTCTTCTTTTATTATTGGTGTTCCAACATTATTTGGCATTGTTTTCTCCTAAAGTGGCACTTAATTCAGTTCTTTTATCTTTTATCTCACCACTTATTGCTAAGTAACCACAAGCATCAATGTAATCATCAAGATTATGTTCACCTTCTTGTGTTCTAGCTATCTTTAATAACGCCATAAGATTAGCAACGTCTTCAGGTAAAACATTGATTGTAAGTTTAGTTTTGTTTTGTAAGTAGCCAGTCCAAAGCCTAGCAATGTTTTCGTGATTTATAACTTTATCACCGTGCTTTACAGCTCTGTCTTTACTAACTAGCTCGTTTGTTTTGTCTAGTATCTCTGTAGTGTTCATATTTATAGTTCCATAGTTTTGGTTTATTAGTTTTAAAATCGTATTCACCTATCTTTAATATTCTAGCTAATCTAGCTTGGTGGTACGCATCTTCATAAGTTGAACCATTACGTTCATACTCTAGTATTACAGCTTCCCAAAGTTCATCTATATTTTTCTTATCTAAAAGAACTCTTGATGCTTTTACTGCTCCACAACCTTTTAACCCTCTGTAGCCATCAGCTACATCTCCAGTTAAAACTTGTGTACAAAAGTTGTAATCAGCTTTTAGTTCATCAACATATTCAAGTTGGTCATCACCTATAAAGCAATGCCAAGATGAGATTGTTCTCATATCCTTGTCACCACTAATGATAACATTGTTAGTTTTGAAATGTTGAGTAGCAAGTAAACCTATAACATCATCACCTTCTAAATTAGGTAATGAAAAGAATTTATAATTTTTCTCAACCCATTTTCTTAATGGTTGATAACAAATTGGTTTTCTAATTTTCTTTCGATAAGATTTGTATGAGCTATCGAATTGTTTTCTAAAATTTTCTTTATCAGAGAAAGCAATAATTACATCTGCTGATTTAGTATAATTTTTATAATGTTCTATGTTTTGTTTAAATAATTGTTTACCAACATTAAAATCAGAATGTAGTGTCCAAATATCATTACCCCAATCAATAGGTTCTTCTAGGCTAGAAGCAATCTTGTATATGATTAGGTCGCCATCTACTATCATCATTTTATTATTATTGTCGTAGAAGTCTTTTATGTTCTTCATAACTTTATCTCCTTCATTTTTAGTACGTTTGATTTTGGTATTACTGTTGAGTTACCACCCTCATTTATTGTGCCATCATCATTAAAGTTTAGGTCACTAACAAAAATAAATTTTCCTTTAGAGTTATCTATTAACCAACCCATAGTTATACATATTGCTGTTTTAGATTTTTTAATTGCTGACAAGGATTGCCAACTGCTATCTGAAATTATATCACTCCACCAACATTTATAAAATTTATGTGGAAAATCATACTCATCTA